TTCCGTCGGCGGCACTGCGACCATCGGCAGCCCGTCGCGTTCGAGTTGGGTGGCGTTGTAGAAGTACGACGGGTCGTGCCAGATCGACTCCACCGTGTACTTGCCGGCCAACATCTTGAGGTGGTCGCCGATCTCCTCCAGGTCGATGTCTGCGTCGGTCGTCGGGGTCCACACCTTGCACTTGGCGTGGAGCCGGCCGTCGGGGCGGAACTGGCCCCACACGGCTGCGGCGTGGTCCCGGGACTTGGCGACGTCGACACCCACCCACGTCGGGCCGTGCTCGACCAGAGTGAAGGCGGACTCACCGCGCTGCCACACGTCGTAGCCGTCGCCGGTCTCGTTGCCGTCGTCGTCGGTCGAGTTCAGCCAGCACGACGCCGCGCCCGTCGGCGTCTGGCACAACCGGTAGGCCCGGAACCACTGCTCGGGCAGCAGCGCCAGGTCCGTGCGAATCGCTCCGATGTCGGGCAGCCCGAACGGGAGCCCGGGGTTCGCCTGGATCCATGCCGACTCATCACGGTGGTCGGTCTGATCAGACACGTACTCGGTGAGCCGGACGCCCGGCATCGGGTCGCCCGAGCGGGTCTTGTTCTGGATCGTGATCAGTGCGTTGTTCGGCGTGAACGACGGCGTGGAGATCCCGACCACCTTGGCGCCGGAGCGCTTACCGCAACGGTTCGTCAGTGAGCCGAAGGTCTCCATCGACGCTTCCGACGTCTCCTCCAGCACCGCGAGCGACGGAGTAAGGCCCTGCAGTCCGGCAGGCTTCGAAGCGATCGGGAAGGCGTGCCCGTCGGTGCCCGGCACGTAGATCCCACGCCGCGAGCCCTGGCCTTCGAGGATCTCGGCCCGGCACGAGAGCGACGGGTTCAGCTCCACCATGCGCTTCGCCTTGCCCAGCGCGGTCAGCCACGCCTGCAGCAGCGTCTCCGCCACCACCGGGATCGACTCCTCGGTGCCCAGGAACAGACGAGCGACCACGTAGGCGGCGAGCGTCGTCGACTTCGCGTTGCCTGCAGCGATCACCGTCAGGTGGGCGACGATGTCGTCGGCGTGCCACTGCTCGAACAGATCCGTCTGATACTCGTGCAGCTCGATCGGCTGGCGGGTCTCCGGCAGGATGATCTCGTCGTGCACGAAGTCGATGCAGTCGCCCACCGTCGGGGCGCGATGAAGCGAACGCATCGGCGATTCGACCACGGCGCTACGACGCATCGCTACGCTCCGTGAGCCCTTCGACCACTCACCGTCGACCGGCCACCACTCACAGTGTGTGGATTTCTCGAAGCGGCGGGGTGTACGCGTGGGGGTGTACGCGAAGAATCATCACGCTGTGTGGTCACGATCCCTCCAGTGACCAGTCGGTGATTCCCCACCCTGACGTGGTGAGGGACCAGTCTCCGTAGACGGGCGGGGCGGGCAGGCGTTCGAGGGTGGTGGTTCGGATGTCCGGGCCGGTGAGCGTGACGTTGCGGATGTCCGTGTCTGCGAGGGTGATCGGGCGGGTCACGGGATGTCTCGCACTCGCAGGGTGCCGGCCTCGATGAGGTACGTGGATCCGTCGGCGTCGACCGCGGTCAGTGCGTACGCGTGGACACCTGCACCGAGTGCATCGTTGGCGGCACCGACGCGCAGGTCGATGACGTTGTTGTTGTCTCCCGAGATGGAGAGCACGGTCGGGTCGGCCTCGGTGGTCCAGGTGACCGGGTCGGGGCCGTCGATCTCGAAGGTGGCCGAGGCGAGGGCGACGGGTTCGCCGTCTTCGTCGGTGACGGGCCAGGAGGCGGCCGAGTCGGTGCCGTCGATGCGGGTGATCATCATGGCGTGTCCTCCAGTGCGTTGAGGTGATGTCGCCACCGGGCGTCCTCTTCGGATTGACGTACCTGCAGTGCTTCCTCGATGGCGAGTTGACGTTCCTCTATGCGGTCGATGGCGTCACGCATCGTCTTGCCCGAGTTCAGCTCCATCTCGTGGCGCAGGTACTGCACACCCTCCTCCAGGCCCTTGGACAGGCGGTAGAACCAGAGCGCGCCTTTGCCGAGGGTGAGCAGAGCGGTGCCGGTGACCACGATGAGTACCGGGTACTCCCACACGTTCACGCGCTACCTCGTGCTTCGTCGTCGGGGTCGCCGTCTTCGACGTCGTCCGGGGCGTCGGGCTCGATCGGGGTGCGCAGGGCTTCCACGAATGCGGCCTTGCGGTCCTGCTTCGTCTCGTCGAGGTGGCGCCGGCGTGAGCGTGGTTGGCCTTCGTCGTCGATGTCGAACATCGGGCGGCCGTCGTACGGGTCACGGGCCTTGCCGGTCGAGGTGTGCGTGACCTCGTCGTACAGGATGTCGCCGACGACACGTTCGAGCTGGGCGTCGGTCATGCCGTGCAGGCTCGGATGATGGAACGGGTAGTCAGCCATGGGTGGTCCTGTTCTCGTTGGCGTGGGAGCGGTTGCAGGTCGAATGCTCGGGCGCCGAGGGCTGGCCGGGGCGGTGGCCGAGATCCCATTCGCTGCCGGGCTCGATCGGCTGACCGCATCGCCAGCAGCGAACCAGGCCGGTCGCCACGAGTCGTGCCATGGCGGCGCGAAGCCTGCGGTGCTCGGCGTCGTACTTGGCCTTCAGGGCTCGACGGGCGGGCGTGCGGTCCTTGGCACGCTGCTTGGCCCTGCGGTGCTGCGGGCATCGGCCGGCCCGACCCCACGCTCCGACGGCAGGGCAGTCCAGGCACCGAACACGCGGACCAGCAGCGTTCCTCGAACCCACATCGGGTGAGATCGAACGCGTGTTCGGTGCCATTGGGACCATTGTCCCAGCGGCAATAGCTGAAACGCAACTAGCGGGTCACAGCCCCATCGCCTGCTGAGCGGACAAGGTGAGGTTGTGAATGTCGATCATCTGTTGCGCCGACAGCGTGTAGGTGGTGCCGTCCGCGATGAGCTGGAATGAGATGGCCCCGTTGGTGGAGCCATCGTCACCTACGGGGCCGAACAGCTCGGGGCTCCACAGTTCCTTAGCGAGTGTGTCGACAGCTTCGATTGCGTACTCTTGCTGGTACTCGCTAGTCCCGAATCCAGTCGTAGCGTCAACGATGAGGACCATTCCGAACTCGTCGGAAACGGAGCCCGTGACGGTGTTGACGCGATCCCAATACAGACTGTCGGTGAGGATGTCCCCGAGGCTCTGACGCACCTCGGCGACGTCCGGGTTGTTGTCTTGGAGTCCAGAGATGAGAAATAGGTTCGCGACGGCCCGCTCAGCCGAAGGGCTGATGGTCGTCGTGGTCGTCGCTTCGGTCGTGGTAGCGGCCTCGGTCGTGGTGGGTGCTTCTGTCGTCTCCGGAGCTTCGGTCGTCTCAACCGCTTCGGGCTCCGTTACCGCAGGAGCCTCGGTCGTTGCCGCGGGTGCAGCCGATTCGCTCGATGCGTCGTCGCTCCCTCCGCACGCTGCGAACAGCAACGCAATCGCAGCAGCAAAGCTGACCGTCGTGGTTCTCATTTAGCTTCCGTCCCTTCGCCGAGTTAGCGCCGAGCATAGGCGGCGACACACCTTCGCTCGGAAGACCGGGGTGGGAGCGCTTGGGCGGGCAGGTCTCTCCGCCCCTTGCGGGCGGACAGACTCGTGCCAGTCGTGCAGACCGACACGAGTCGTCACCTTCGTTTCGCTCGGTGAGCCGAGGCGGTGTGCGAAGGGTGGGTCGAGCCCCCGGGGTGCTACTCCCGGGGCGGGCGCTTTCGTGTCCGTGCATCGCCACCCTTGCGGGTCGAGGTCGACGGGCCCGGTGGAGCGCCGACGGGGTGCACGGTCTCGCAGGGGATAACGGGCGTGATCCTGCTGAGCCCGAGCAGTGATGGTGGGCACTGCTACCACGGTCCACTTGTGCATCACGTCGAGTTCGCTCTCGACGGGTGGACGTACGTCGCCTCCATTGGTGTGCGGGAGGCGCTACCGCCATGCTCCGGGCTGTCGCTTCCCAGCGATGCCGTTCTCTGGAGCGGAAATGCGACTTCCCGCGTTGTGTGCGACGACCGTTTACCGGGGGCCGAGGCTGGCCCGACCCCCGGAGCACGGAAAGTCGCGGACGCATCCTCGCGAACTTCTGATCGGTATGTCAAGCCCTACTCGAACTCATGTTCGATTTCCTCGAGCGCAGGTTCCCGCAGCAGCGGGCAGCGCGCTGGCTGATCTTCTCGGGCCAGCGGGAGCGGGTGACGTTGCAGCCCTGGCAGCTCGGCTCGACGTTGGATGGGTCGTTGTTCGTCTGGTCGTCGTCCAGGTGGTCGACCACGAGCCGGTCTTCGCCGGGCGTCGGGAACCACGCAACCGGGCATCCGCAGTGATGGCAAGGATGGGTGCCGGGGCCGATCTTCTCCCAGAGCACGAGCCGGTGTTCGAGCACTCGGCCTCCACGGGCTGCGAGCGGGTGGCCCTTGGCCCAGGTCCACACGTAGCCCCGGGTGTGATGCTTCGAGCGGGTCTTGTGGCCGAGCGGGCGGTCGGGGTCACAGTCGCCGGTGGCTCGGAGTCGTTGGTAGTGGCCGGCGCAGACGTTGCGGGCCTTCACGGGTTGGTCGCAGGTTGGGATGTCGCATGTGGTCATGCACTCCACGCCAGCACGCCGGACCCCTGAAAGGCGAACAGCCTCCGTGTGCCCGTTTCCCGAATCGGTGGGCCGATGCACTGCTCGGGCGGGTCACGGTCTGGAGATCCGTGTATTCACGTCGTAAACGTGATTCGCGAGGGCTGGCGGAGCTTCACTTTCACTCGGGAGCGGTCGAAGGTGTTGCGGCCACGGACACCCGGGTGGATCACGATGCGCTCGAAGACGCCGTGCACGAGGTTGCGGCGACGCTCGAACGGCCAGTCGGGCAGCGAGTCGTAGTCGGAGATGTCGAGCACCTTGCCGGGCTTCGGAAGGTCAGCTCGGGCGGCGGCGAGACGGTCCTCCAGCGGGCGGCGGGCGGCCATCCACTCGGCGAGGGTGATGGCGCCTTCGCCATGCATCCGTGCCAGCTCCGACATCTCGGCTTCGAGGTTCGTGACGACGGATAGGTCGCCGGTGCCGGCCGTCGGGGTCTCGGTGATGAAGGTGACGCCACTGGCGACGATCAGCCCGGCCCACTTCGACAGGATCTCGGTGATCATCGCTTCGAGCCCTTCGGCGTCGATCGCCACACCCGGGCCGGAGTCGTCGGCACTCGTGCGATAGACGCGGCGCCCGTTGTCGGACGGCCATGCCTGGAACCTTCGTCCGTGATGGTCGAACAGGGTGCCGGTCAGCAGGTAGCGGTGTGGAGGTCGCTTCGCCTTGCGGGCCGGGTCGGTCAAGGTGAGCCGACACAGCTCCCACTGTTCGCGCTCGACGATGGCGGGCCACACGGCGTCGGCTGCGATCTCCCCTCGGTGTTCCCGGAGCCCTGCGATGCGAGGAGAGATCAGCAGGCGGCGAAGCGGAGTCGGGGCCCACGCCTTGCCCGTCGTCGTCGGGGTCGGCATCCGTTTGCACACCGAGCGCAGTGACGAGCCCGAGACGATCTCGCCGACTGCCCACCTCAGCGCCTCGGCTTCGTCCTCGCGGATGGTCAGCCGGTCGTCGTTGAATCCAAACGGCCTCCACCCTCCTCCGTTGATCTTGCCGGCTGCTGCGAGCTGCTCGTGCTTCGCTCGAAGGCGCTTCGACTTGTGCTCGGACTCGAACCGGGCGACGGTGCCGAGCTGGCGCGCCACCATGCGGCCCGACGGCGTCGACAGGTCGTACGGCCCAGCCTGCACCGTGAGCACCGTGGTCGAGGTCGAGTCGAGCAGGTCGATCAGGTCTTCGAGTTCACGCGGCTGGCGGGTGATGCGGTCCGGGGCCCACGCGAGCACGACGTCGACGTCGCCCACTTTCAGCCGGTCGCAGAGATCGGCGAATCCTGGTCGAGCCTTGCCCGAGTATGCGCTGACATCGTTGTCGGAGAACTCGGCGACGATCGTTAGTGACTCACGTTCGGCCAGCGCCCGGCAGGCGTCGAGCTGGCGGGCAACGCCGAGCCCTTCGCCTTCGGTGTCCCTCGAAATGCGGGTGTAGATCGCTGCTCGTCTGGTCATGAGAAAGACGTTACACCGCCATGCGGCAGCGTTACGACTATCTCAGGCTCGCACGCCAATCGCGACCCAATGAACCGTGACACCCAACGTGTTCAGACCGGCGTCGTCAAGTGTGACGTTGATCGTCGCCGACGTGGTGGAGATCGTGCGGACATGGCACGAGTACTGGCCGAAGGCGTTGCGCTGAACCGTGGCAATCAGCGTCGGTGCAGCAGCGAACGCCCCACCGAAGGAGATGGGCACGTCTCCGTCGGCTTCCGTGGTGGCCACCGTACTGCCGTAGGCGATCCTCAACGGCAGGTCAGCAAGCTGGGCGGTGTGCTCGTTGATGACGTCCGCGACGGCGTTGCCCCACTCGGGGTCGATGAGTTCTCCTGCTGTGACGTTGTCGATGGTCATAGGTCTGCCTTTCAGGTGGCGGGGAGTTGAGCCCCGGGGAGGTCGAATACGGTGCGGGTGTCGAAGCCGAAGGTGGTCTGCCAGGTCAGGGCGCCACCGTTGCGAGGGGTGACGCGGTGCGTCAGGTTGGCGATGTAGCCGACTAGCACGGGTTGGTCCGAGACGTTTTGGACGTACGAAGGCGGGTACACCACGGCGGCCGAGTAGAGGTCAGCGGCGAGCACGCACAAGCCGGCCTCGGTGCCACGGTCCGACGTTTCGACGGTCAGCCCGGAGACGCGCAGCACGTTCAGCCCGCGCCGGATCGTGACGTACTGGGCGATGAGTTGCACGGCGGCATCCGTGGTGTTGAGGAAGTCGTTTCGCACGAGGGTGCGCCGGCCGTATCGACTGATCGAAGCGTCCTGTTCGTAGACCTGCTGGGATCCTCCGGCGCGGGCGAAGCGGGCGTCGTTGACGATGTCGTTGTCGTCGGGCGCCGAAGCGAAGCTGTCGACCTGATATGGCACGTACCGGGTGTCGCCGACCGTCCTCTCGAACCAGAGAAACCCGATACGGGGGCTGTCCTCGTCGAACCTCGAGAACTCGACGAGCGGCAATAGGCGCGGGTCGGCGGGTCCGACGATGCTGACGTACTCCGGGTTGGTCACGAGCGCGGCGCCGGTGCGGTCGGTCCTGAACACCGTGTCGGAGGAGTCGGCCACGAGGTAACACTCGGCGAGCCGGTTGCCCGCCATGTCGGTCGACTGCAGCGGGTAGGCGTTGTCGAAGTCGCCGAGGATGTTCTGAGCCTCGAACAGGATCCCATAGCGCCACTCGGCGGCGTCGAGCAGGCGCTCGAAGCGCGGGCCGGCGCCTTCGCCTCCACCGACGAGTCCGGGCAGCGCGTTCTCGTCGATTTGGGAGAGGTCGCGCAGCATCTCGACCGCGGTGACGTCGACGAACAGATCGACGCCGGTCGGGTCTGCGTACGTCAGGCCCCAGCTATCGACGATGCAGGTGATTTGCGGGAGCCATCCGCCACGCCCGCCACGGGTATCGGTGGCTGAACGCACGCCGACGCGGATGATCGTGCCCGGGCCGAAGTAGCTCGACGCGGCCGGGTTGCCGTTCGGGGTCTCGTCGTAGAGCACGTTGCCGTCGGAGTCGGTGAGCCACGACCCGTCGTCATCGGTGAGCGGGTCGAGGTGCGGATACGGGTTCCACGGGCTGAACCGGTTGTCGTTGGAGTCGAGCGTCACGGTGAGTTCACCGATGCGAGGGCGGCCGTATGGTTCGTCGGCGCCTCGGGTCCACTCCAGGCCGCGGACCCACGGCGTGAGGTCGTGCCATCCGTAGGTGTTCCACTGGGCCTCGCCCCACACGCCGACGCCCCAGACGGAGAGCTGATCGGCGGGCAACAGGATCTCCACGGAGAGCTTCCAATCGCCGAGCCCGGTCGGCACGCCGATATCGGTCGAGGGCGGCTGCTGGAGGAGATCGGCGACGACGAGCGCGGGCCACCGGTCGACGCCCCAGAGCGCCTCATCCCACCGACTCACAGCGGCCACCTCGGTGATGTCGGCCGGGGCTCGCCTCGCGACTCGCCCACGCCTAGTGGCGCCCCATCCTCCTGGAGCTGTAGACCAGACTTGGCCCAGGCCCTCAGGGCGGCCGACAATTCGAGGCTACTCACAGCGGCCCCTGGATCCGTTCGTATCGGCGCTGCGCGGTGATGACGTCGGCGGTGCGCATCCCAGCCGGGAAGTTCTGGGTGATGTTGACGACCGACGACGAGCGCGAGCCGTTGCCCATCGCCTCGGCGGAGCGGCCGGCAGGGGTGACCGAGTCGCCGTGCCCGAGGTTGACGACTTCGGGGCCATCCTCGCCGACGACGGCCGGGCCACCAGGTGCGAACGAGGTGCCGCGCGCGTACTGGCGGAACCGCGCAGCAGCGACCACGGACGCCGTGGTGACGTTGGCGCCGATGTTGCGGAGCTTGAGGATGAGCGAATCGAGCGCCGCGTTTGCGCCCGAGGTGTTCGCCTGGATGGTGGTGTCGACGACGCCCGGGACTGCGAGCAGGCGGTCGATGAAGGGTTGAATCGCGGCGGCGTTGTTCGGGTACTGCTCCTGCATTGCCCGCAGCGCCTCCACCTGGAGACGGGCCGAGTGCGCCGAACCATCCACGGCGCCCTTCTCGGCTGCGAACGCCTGCGCCGTCGCGAGCGCCTGCTCTGCGGTAGCGATCTCGGCGCTTCGGAGATCCCTGCTCGCTTGAGCCTTCTCGGCGTCGGTTGCGGCCGCGTCGCTCATGATGGCCTCAGCGTCGGCGGTCCTCCGCTCAAGATCGGCGACGGCGTCCGCGAGATCAAGCTCGGCCTTCTCCAGGCTGTACGCCTCGCCGGTGGCGTCGATCATCGACTCGGTGAGTTCTTCGATGCGCTCCCGGGCCTCGGTCGCCTGCTCCGCGAGTTCCTCGGTTGCCTCGGCGTTCTTCAACGTCGACTCCGCGGCCCACTCGTCCCACTGCGAGTTCTCCTCGGTGGCCTTCGTGTAGTTCTCGCGGGTCTCGGTGGCGATCTCGATGGCGTTGTCCAGCGAGGAGATGTTGCGCTCGAACTCGATCGTGGTCTCGCCGTTGCGGAGTGCTTCGTCACGGGCGGCGACCATCGCCTCGCGTTGCTCGCGCAGCTTCTCGGTCACGGTGTCGAGGGCCGGGCCACCATCCTCGATCGCGGCGACCCACTCGTCGTAGGTAACTCCGGCCTCGATGAGGTCCTTCGTGATGTCCTTCGTCCCCTCGAAGAATCCAGCGATGCCGCCCGCCCGGCCGGTGATCTCCTGAGTCGAACGGAGCTGCTCGTTGACTGCGGAGAGCCCCTCTTCGGTCTCCTCCACGGCGTCACGGAACGACTCGATCTGCTCGTCGTTGAATGCCTTGGTCTCGGCAATCGACTCCATCGCCTTGTTGACCACCCACATGGCGGCGGCGGTCCCACCGAGAACGCCGAGCGCCCCACCGAGCTGCTTGACATTCACTTCCCCTTCGAGCGCGCCTTCGGCGAGCTGGCCGATGGACTCGGCGATCGGGCCAAGGTTGCCGATGCCGGGCAGCTCCGAGATGGACCCACCGATACCACCGATGGCAGCCGACGACGCCTTGCCGGTGTCGCGGGTCTCGCCCATCACCTTGTTGAGGTCGGTGAATCCGGCCTTGTCGGCTGACACCTTGACGTCGTCGATGCGCTTGAGGGCGGCGGCGAGTTCGTCGGCGTCGGCTTCGATCTCCTCGGCGGTGAGCCCCATCCGCTTGAGGTCGCCGACCACCTGCTGAGGGTCGGCGTCCATCCCATCGAGCGCGAGTTCGAGCGCGTCGACGGCGCGCTTCGTCTTCTCGATCTCGTCGACCATGTCGTCGGCGGCCATCTCGATGGCGCGTGCCATCTGCTTGCCGGCCGACTCGGCGTCTTCGAGGGCGTCTTCGACCTTGCCGATCTCGCGGGCGGTGTCCTTCAGCTTGCGCTGAGCGTCGCGGTCGGACAGGTTCAGTTCGATGTCAACGGACTTCTTCGCCATTTAGATCCACCCTCCCTGTCGCAGTACGCCGGTGATGCCGTTGAGCACGGCCCGTTCGATCCCGGCGTCGATGTCGCTCTCGGTGTCGGTCAAGGTGTTGAGCCCGCGCGAGCGCCCGTAGCTCGACGTCGCTCGCAGACCTTGCGGTGTGCGGACGGCCTTCTTGCCTCCTCGGCGCTTCGGGCGGATGGTGCCGCGACGCTTGCGCCCGTCTTCGACGAGGAACCAGAGCCCGGCCGGGCGCAGATGCAGCACGACCGGGTTGCCGAGGTCGAAGCCTGCGCCGAGCCGGACGGGCTTGCCCGACATCTTCATGTCGGAGCCGAGGTCGCGTCGCACGTTGTCGAGCGCGACTTCCTTGGCGAACATGCCCGCGCTCATCTGGACGGGTTCGAGGTCGCTGAGCATCCGAGGAAGATCGCGACGAAGCGCGGCGAGGTCACCCACGGGCCCGGACCCCGATCAGGTCGAGATGGCCTTGTCGACGCCGTCGGCGGTGATCGGGTACGTCTGGGTCTGCTCGCGCAGTGCACCGACGTCGGCACCGGTGTCGATGCCCATCACCACGAACGAGCCCGAGAACTCCGGATTGTCGACACCGACCGCGCCGGGGTTCAGCTTGCCGACGAAGGTCAGCTCGGCCGAGTCGGTGTCGATGGCGTCGTACAGCTCGGCCCACAGCGACGAGGCTGCGAGCGAGGAGTGGAAGCGGATCTCCAGGGACTCGACGAGGGCGCCGGCCTTCGTCACCTCGCGGATGTTCGCGAGCGTCGGAGGGACGGTGACCGAGTTGCGGGTACGGCGGATGATCATGGAGTGCACGAACGCCGAGACGTCCTGGCCTTCGATTTCGAGATCTCCGGTGAGCTGGATCATGGGTCTTGCCTCCTCAGGCGAGTAGTTCGATGATGAAGTCGGCGGCGAGCGCCGGGGTGGTCTCGCCGATGGTGATCGTGCGGAACGCTTCGACGCGCACGACCTGGAGGTACTGCCACGGCGGGTCCACTGCGTCAGCGAGCGCCGAAGCGAGTTCGCCGTCGACGAGGTCGTCGAGCTTCCGTTGTGACTGGGTGGCGTCGGAGCCGAGAGCGACCACGACGGTGATGGGGATGGTCATGTCCGAGGCACCGTTGAGGGTGCCCGAGGTGAAGTCGACGAGCGTGGGCCAGCCGACGACGAGCGCCGGGAGCTGGGCAGCGCCAGCCGGGAGCACGTCGTACACGCGCATCCCGAAGCCCCCACCACCACTGTCGGGACCGGCGGCGAGAGCCTCGGCCAGTGCGGCCCGAACGTCACGGAGCGAGGCGATCACGAGAAGATCACCTTGCCGCTGAGCATGGCGGCGATGTCCGGGTCGAGCCGGGAGACGCGCACGGCACCGAGTTCGTCGAAGCTGATGACACCGCCCGGTGAGTCCTTGCGCATCCACCACCGGTTGACCTGCATGAGGCAGGCGAGGTCCTTGACGTCTTCCGACGGTGGCGCGATGTAGTGGGTCTCGATGTGGGCGACGACCGCGCCGACGACGATGTCGAACAGCGCGACCTGTTGCTCGGACATGACATCCGAGTCGAGGTCACACCACGCCATCGCGTCGGCTGCGGTCACTGCCATGGCTCAGGTGCCCGAGATGCTGAGGAAGTAGTCCTCGTAGCCGTGGAAGGCGACGTAGCCCGAGTAGCTCAGATCGGTCGCCAGGTTCGACGCCTTCGAGAGGCTCAGCAGGCCGTGAAGCTGCTCGTACCCTTCGACGTAGTCGGCCGGGCCGATGATCCGGGTGCCGGCCGTCAGGCGGGTCGAGGTCACCCACGACACGTTTGCGTCGAGTGCTTCGAACGCCTCACGGACCACGGACCACGCGGTACGGTCGGTGGCGCCCTGCGGCACGGTCAGCTCGGTGGCGGCATCCATGGCGAGCCAGATCGTGAGCGGGATGTCATCGTTGTCGGCGGCGTCGTAGGCCGCGGTGACTGCGGTGACGTAGCTCTCGACGATGCCTTCGATGTCGGCGTCGTCGTACGGCGTGGTGTCGCCGGGCAGCGCCTCCAGGTGGGCGACTGCGAGCCCCTCCACCCATCGGTTGTAGACCTTGACGAAGTCCATGACGACGGCGTTGAGCGCCTCGGGCTCGGTCCAGTCGATCACCTGGCGGGGCACCTCCAGGGTGCCACCCTCGGTCGACTTCGTGACCGTGGCCGATGCCACCGTCATCTTCTGCGACGTCAGGGCCGCGCCGTCAGCGGACTGGGTGCCCACCGCGACGTGCTGGGTGATGTACGGACGCTCGAACGTCTTGCCCTTGGCGGGCATGGTGCGCCGACTGAACGAGTCGAACACCTTGCGACGGGCGCTCGATGCGTCGATGATCGGGCCGACGATGGGCGCCGGGATGATCCCGACGACGTCGGACGAGAGCGTGGTCGCACGGTCCAGGTACTTGCCGGCACGGGCCCGGAACTCGGACTCGTTGCCACCACCGAACAGCAGCTCGTGAGCCGCGACGAGGTACTCGCCTGCGGTCATCTCGGGCGCCTCGGCGGGAGCGGGCTTCGAGCCGGGCAGGGCGACGGCGCGGGACACCTGGGCGATGTCGTCGAGCTTGAGTTCTTCGAGACGCTTGGCGTTCTCGGCCTCGGCCTCGATCTCGCCCTTGAGCTTCTCGGCTCGGTCGAGCACCTCGGTGAGTTCGGTCGACTCCTCGTCGGTGCGGTCGGACTTGGCTGCGAGTTCCTGGGCCCGGGCTCGGGCCTCCTCGAACTTCTGACGGACGGTGAACATTTCGGATTCCTCCAGTGGTGGGAGTGGTCCGATGGTTCGTGCCTCGATGGTGCCCCTGCGGGTCCGGTCGGCGTCCGGTCGGTTCGGTTGTGATCGCGACTCTACGACACCTCTCGTTGCATTTGCAACGACCCTTCGCGGCCTCTCAGGTTGCGAGACCTCCAACCGAGCCCAGCGCGCTCGGCGACGATGTCGGCACGCTCGTGCGGAGTCATGCCCCCACGGATGCCGAGACAGACCGGCACCCTCAGGCCGGGAGACGACGGAGACAGGGGCACCACGGTGGCGTCGTACTCCTCGTCGAGCGCGACCGCGAGGCAGTGAGAACGCACCGGACACCGATCGCAGTGCGTCGCGATGACATGCGTAGCCGTTCTCGATGCGACCCCGGTGGGCGGTAGGCGGGCTTCGAGACCGGCCGGGTAGAACACCTCGGCCGGGATGCCTCGGCACGCGGCGAGGTCGCGCCAGCTCACAGGTCGAGCAGGCGGAGCCGGATCGTCGGGTCGACCGGGCGGGGTGCGGCGAGGGCACGGACGCTGAGCACCTCGGCGCCCGCGTACTGGCCGGTGCCGGTCGGGGCGAGGGAGAGTTCGCGGATCTGAATCTCGGCGTGCGAGTCCAGGCGCCGGCCGTCATGTACGCCCGGGATCGTCGAGCGTGGCACGAAGCCGACGGAGACGTCGCGACCGGTGCCGTCGTTGACCATGTCGAGCATCTCGTCGCCCAGGCGCGAGCGCTTCACGACTGCACGGAACCGGCACTCGTCCTCGTCGGGCTCGAACCAGACGTCGCCGACCGACTCGGGCGGGAGCTGGCCGAGGTTGGCCGAGCGTGAATGCCAGATCAGCAGCTCGAACGGCTTGCCGGCGCGGTCGCGGATCGTCTTCTTGTCGGCGTCTCGGAGCATCTGCTCGAAGTAGTGCGACTCGCCGTCGTCGGTGACGAGCTGAGGGTCGCCGTAGCGGTAGGCCACTCCGTCGAGGGTGCGGCCGGTGACGGCCACGAGCGGAACGGCACGGGTCAGGGTGGGGGTCATTGGGTGTCACCTTCCGTTGTGGCGGTGTGAATCGGGCCGCGTCCTTCCTCGGCGCGGGACTCGTCGGGGGTCTCCACGCCGATGCGCTGGGCGATCTCTCGGATCTCCAGGCGCTCCCGGGTCGAGGTGCGCAGCAGTGCTTCGGGGTTGCCCTTGACGGTGAAGCCCGGCCCGAGCAGGTCACTCAGCGGCCCTTCGACTCGCGACATCCACGGGCCGTAGCCGTCGGTGATGCGCTGGAGTGCGTCGTCGCTTCGGTTGCCATAGGTCATCGACGAGCCTGCGGTCGCTCCGATGTCCTCGGGGCGCAGGCCGACCATGAGCGCAGCCTCGGCGAGGGAGAGCTGACGCGCCTGGACGAACTCGGCGTCGTGCGGCGACCAGCTCAACGGGTTCACCGAGATGCCCTTGCCGTGCACGATCGGCTCGCGGTTGCCTCCGCCGAACTTCTCGACGAAGCCGGCCTTGGCGTCGTCGATCTGGGTCTGCGTCGGGTTCTCGATGTCGAGCATCACGTCGAGGCTCGGGACTGAGCCCGACTTGAACGACTCCATGCCGTACTTCTGCGAGTAGAGCGCCTCCAGCAGGGAGCGTCGGAACTTCTCGACGACACCGAGACCCCACCACGTCCCCACCGGTGCGTTCGCTCGAACGTGGAAGATCTCGCGCCAGTGGTACACCTCGCCGTTGATCGTGTACCACGGCAGGCCCGAGGAGGCGTCGACGGACACGGCACCGAGCGGAACGGGCACGATCTGGAGATCCTCGCCGCGACCGACACGGACACCCACGTAGTTGCCGTGCATCACGGCGTTGTCGAGCACCTGCTCGAAGAACTCGAACGACTGAAGCAGCGGATGCGGGCGGGTGATCGATGCCGGCTTGTCGACCGGTTGACCGTCGGGGCCGATGACGGACGCGGCCACGAGCATGGTGGCGACCGAGTTGACCACGAGCCCCTTGGCGCGGTCGAGGGCGGGAAGGCCGCGGACCTGATCGCCGGTCGCTGCGATCGTGTCCGGGCTCGTGAGCCCGAGGATCTCGGCCCAGACGCCCGACATGGTGCCGGTGTCCGTGATCGGTGCCGGTACTCGAGCGCGAGAACGCTCGGGGTGGCGGGTGGCGATGAGTGAGGGCGGGCGGGCAGTGATGGCGGGCATGGGGTCTCCTGTCAGAACACCTTGAACGAGTTGGAGCCGTAGTCGGGTTCGGGCTCACCGAGGTCGGCGGCGGCACCGTGCATGAGCACGAGAGCGACGGCGGCGTCGATCTTCTCGCCGTAGTGGATCTTCTCCAGGGTGAAGCCCCGGGAGCAGTAGCGGCGACGGGCCGCGAGTACGTGGCGGGTGAGCTGCTCGTCTCCGTCGTGGGTGATGCGGGTGCGTCGCAGCGCTTGGTACGCGTGACCGACGAGCGGGGCCATGCGTTGTTCCGTCGGCGGCACTGCGACCATCGGCAGCCCGTCGCGTTCGAGTTGGGTGGCGTTGTAGAAGTACGACGGGTCGTGCCAGATCGACTCCACCGTGTACTTGCCGGCCAACATCTTGAGGTGGTCG